CTGTACGGGCAACGGGGTGGATTTGCTCGGTCATTTGCAACTGACTTTTACCTATCATACCAACAAGTTTTTACTTATTTGTAACATATCTATCTCATAGTTGTATCTACTTGCTTGTCGCAAATTGTGACATCAAGCTAAGATTGATATGTAATTTATTGTAAAACGAGGTGGCCAAGTGAGTAAGATACTGCCGGTTTTTTTGAAAACCAAAATAATTTTATAATTCTCTGGACTTACGTTACACGTCTCACGCGCCACACTCGTATATTATTGTGCCCAAGGGTGGAATCGAACCACCAATTATGTCTTATCCTATTTACTACCTTCCTAGCACGCCAGATCAGTAGCGACAAGGCTCTATTTCTGTTCTGTTCCCGCAAGAACTTCCCACATTACCATAGATTTACTGTTCACCTTGTACTTGGGCTATATTTTATCTAAGACATGTACCGTAACCTTTACGACGACTTGCCTTTGCTATTGCCGCAGAAACTGACTGCGACACTATTTGTATTGTATTACCTGTTTTATGGTTAGTTATTGGTGCTGAAGCTACGCGTTCGACGCTACTGCAACTAACACAAGTTTTGTACCCATATTTTTGTCTGACTGGATGTACGGGTTCACCACATCTACAATAATTTACCATAGTTTTTATTTTATATTCAGTTATATTATCCAAAGGTAATCGTTTTCGATTTGTGTTAAGTGAATAATATCTCTCTTAACTGTCTTGACTTTGCATCTAACTCAGCTTCTAAGCGAGAGATCTTGTCAGTGAGCTTAGCGATAATATCATCTTTGTTCTTCATATTAAAGCCACCGTTTTCTTCTATCGCTGCTTTGCAAATATCAAATAGCATCTTATAGCTTCTATCATACTTGTAAAGATCATAGTGCGTTTTAACAGCATGGATAACAGTTGCATGGTCACGGTTAAATGACGCACCTATTTCTGTTGTGCTCCATCTACCAATATCGTGTAACAGAAACATAGCTATTCTACGCGCAGAGACGATTTCTCTGAGCCTTTTGCGACCTGTTATGACATCTACTGGTATTTCAGAGATATGAGATACTATATTCATTATTTTTAATACTTCAGGGTCAATCCTGTGTAAGGTTATTTTTGCCATTTATTTTTGTTTAGTGTTACTTATGATATATGCTTCGATGAAAATGTACACGTGTATAGCAACAAACACCGCTACTTTGATTAGCATATATTGTAGCGATGACCGTTGATAATTACTTGAATGTCGTGTCTATCTGTCTCGTGTATTTCATCACCAAATGGTAATTTATCATTTTGGTTACGTAGTTCAAGAGCTTGCTTGTACTGTGATTTAATAGTATTCATAGTCCAATCACTAATCAAATACATAGGTTTTTGGTAATAGTTTTTAATGATGTACTTAGCTAAGTAGATTAACTGTTCTTCCCAACTGTGAATAAGTATACGCTCAACTGTATCGTAAGCATAACCACTTGTTCGTGTTGATACTTTTTTAGTTTTGTTAATTTGATAAGGACTTGACATACTTTCTGTCACATTACGGATATAACCTGTTGTGTAAGTAGCAAAGCGCAGTGGGTGTTTGCTGTAAGGTCCCCACATTTGCTGTATAGGTAGTTCATATACTGTTGTACCGTTTTTACGTTGACGGTCTGTGGTGACATCTTTAATACCTAGTATTTTAAAGATAGTTATTGCTTCGCGAGCACTTTTTATTTCTGTTGATAAGTAATCCATATTATTTAATTTTAGTTTAGTTAACAAGCTTTTGTCATATATATATTATCTGACGGTAAGCGTTTTTTATTTGTGATAGTAAAGCCATTCGGCGAACATGTATAGCACAACGGCTATAAGAAATATCACTGATAACATCATGCGTCTTGTTCTTTAATAGCGTTAAACAAGTACCACACGCTAGCTAATACCCACGCCCACTCAAACATTGAATAAGTTTATAGCGATTAGTATTATGATTGAAAGAAAACCAGCCCACATAGCTATATTTTCTACAATTTCAAAAAAGTCCGGTGTTTGTTTATTAGTGTTCATAGTATTTTTTTTAATGTAGGTTATCCCATACTAGTTCGTGTACTAACTCGTAATCTTCATTAAGTTCATCGAGTTGTTCATCAGTCATTTCTTTACCATCATAGTCTGCACTGTCAATAAAGGCATCGCAGTAATCAGGGTAATCCCAGTGGTGAATACCGTCTACTACTACATTGTCGAGTAGTTTAATGTCAAATTTAGTCATAGTTAATCTCCTAGTTCTATTAATTGGTTAATATAGTTTTGGTTGTATTGCGCGGCATTTGGCGCATTGTTATTCCAGAATATACATCTGTCACTTGTTTTAACGAACATTACTTTTAGTTTGTCTTGTATAAACTGATAGTGAGTTCTACCCTGAGTCCACACTCTGTGATCATCACTCATATTATGGAAGTGGTCGTGCACTTGTATTTCCTGTGCTAATTCTTGCTTAGTCATATCTTACTTTTTTATTCTGTTATATAATTCTGTTATTACTTGGTCACAAATTCTTTCGTGGTCTTTTACAAACCTCTCAGTTGACTCGTCGTATTCACCTATTTCATACATGTAATCAGTTGTTAACTCTTCCATGTTATCTACTAGCGTATCAATTACTTCGTCTACTATTTTATTTATTATTTTTTGTTCTGTTACTTTTGACATAGTATTATCTTGATTGTAAGCCACCTATGGCTTTGTTAGATGTTAGTCGTGCTTCTTTATCTGAATTCCAATTAAGTTCATTAGAATTAATATAACAAAAACCTTTGTGAGAGAACTGTTGAGACTTAGATATTTCTTCGTAGTTCTTTGGAAGTTGGTGTAGTTTATGAGGTATAAACTTTTGGTTTTTGATAGTAATAATTTTAGTGAAATGGTTGAATTTTAGTTTAAGCATAGTATATATATTTTATTCAATTATATTATCTGTAAGTGATTTAATTTAGTTTGTGAAAGTACAGAAGTGACTTATTTAGTCACCTCTGATAGTTCACGAGCGAAGGCAGGTACTGCATTACTGTTAGTATAATTGCCATATTGTTGGAAGCATGGCATTGACTCGAAACGCTCTTGAAACTTAGAGTAAATAGCATCGTGGTCATACTTATAAGTTATACCTTTTTTGTTAGTGAAACTAACTACAGTGTTAGTACCGATTAGAGTTTTTCTAATAACAAATCTTTTAGTAGTGATAGTGTTTGTTGACATAGTATTAAATTTAAGTTATTTATTTATTTAGTTTATTTACAGTTATATTATCTATTAGTAGTCGTGTCTAATTTGTGTAACAGTTCTTCTAATTTGTGGGCCAATTCTTTTACTGCTTGTACTAGCGCTTCGTCTGTTACGTTGCCTTGTAAGTACTGGTTTAATTCGTCGATAGTTGCTATAATTTCTGATCGCATAGTTTTAATATTTATTAGTTACGTTTATATTATCCGAAAGTAGTCGTATCTAGTTTGTGCAAAAGTAGATAGTTCGTTTAGTGAATAATTTTAGTTGTGAGGTATTACTCCACTTCTCTCCACTTCTTACTACTTTTATACTTTATGTCAAAGTGTGACACAAGGTAGTTAATTAAATAATAGTAAGAGGCAATTGTCACTGTTTTCATATCATTTTATTTACATTATTATTATCTTGAAGTGGACTGATTAAGTTTGTGCAGGTGCTATACACTTCGTGCTATACACCCGAAGGTGTAGTGTTGTTATTAATTTTATGGTAGATTAATTTGATATGTTATTTGAGAAGGATTATTTAGTGAAGATAGTTGATAGAAGTTTGGATTGTAATTTAAGTATTCGAATTGAGGTGAAGTTTGAAGATAAATAGTTATGATATGTTTTTTGTTAATTGTAGAGTAATAATTAGTAGTGTATTTTAATTTGTTTATTTGTAGATATTTAAATAAAGAAATTATTTGTTTGTGAGTGTTTGGTTTGTTTTGCATAATCTTTTTATTTTATTATCTAGTTGAGGTCGTAATAAGTTTGTGAGTATGCTATACATAAAGCGCCTTGCGGCGCCATATTGCAAGAGAAGTAAGCAGAGACTATTTAGTCTCCACTTGATGCTCACGTGCCCACGTAGGTAAGCTGTTTGAGTTAGTATAGTTACCGTACTTATGCCAGCACTCCATGTTGTTAAGCTTTTCTTGATTAGCAGAGTACACAGCGTCGTGGTCGTAAGTATACGTTTCATTCTTCTTGTTAGTGAAGGTGATAATAGTGTTGCTACCGATTAGTGACTTACGCATTACGAATCTTTTAGAAATTAATTTAGACATAGTTTAGAAATTTAGTTATTATTTATTTGTTACATATATATTATCTAAAAAACTTCTAAACTAATTTGTGTAACTTAGGGGGCCCATAAAATAAAAACGACTTTTGTAACCAGCTGAGTATCAGGTAGTTAGGGGGCTATACAATACCCCTATATATCTAATACCTAAAATAGTGACACAAGCCTTATAAGTAGTATGAGTAACAGGCTATTGTCACCCTTTTTATGTTTACTAACTATGTGTAATAATCTTACTATGGCATACAAGATGAATTCACCGTTTAATAAACAAAAGCTTTCAAAGAAAGCCGCGGCAGATAAAGCAGCTCGTGATAAAGCTTATATGATGGGTCCTTATAAAGCAAAGAAAGCAGAGAACCAACGTAAGCGTCGTGCTGCGCTTAAAAAGGGCGTTGATCTTACTGGTAAAGACTATGATCATACCAAAGGTAAGTTTGTATCTGTTAAAGCCAACCGAGGCAATTACGGTAAAGGCACAAGGAAATAAGTGATTATAAACACATCGATAACTTAACAATATAAGACATGCCTTACGGAAAGAAAACAGGTTTCAAAATGTACGGAAAATCTCCGATGATGAAGCAAATGAAAAAACAAGGTCTAAAAGCTCTAGCTGCAGCAACCCCTGAATTAGAGTATGTAGGACCAATGAAAAAGAAAATGTGCAAGAAATGCGGATCACCAATGTGTATGTGTGGACCAAAACATAAAAAATAACGGAAAGACCGTTAACCACGTTATTAACCTAAAACCAAATTATTATGACGTACCTATATTACCAGACCTCAACTAGAACAGTGGGAGGTCAACAACCAAAAGTTAGTGAGCAAACCAAGAAAGAGTGGGAGCATTTAGCTAACAAAGAAAACTGGAGAATAACCCAATTACCAAACGGTTACTACCAAACCGAAGTTTCTAATCCAGATGGTGAAACATGGCACGATGTTACACGTAGAGAAACGCTAGAAGGCGCAGAATCTGCAATTGACGGAAGCATTGAACATTTTACCAAAAAGTTAGAAGCTACCAAAGGACCGAAAGTCGTTAAGACCTTCAAGAATGAGTAAATTAAAGCTGTGTTTAATAGCTCTAACAGGATGGTTAGGGCTATTATTTACGGCTTTTGTTTATTATGTAGCAATAGCTGGAATTATAAAATTATTTTAAATTAAATTAAATGGAATATAATAACCCTAGTCTTCTTATCAAAGACTTAAACTTTGGTGAAGACGCAAAATCTAAAATTGGTGCAGGAGTTGAGAAACTAGCGAAGGCTGTCAAGTCAACCCTTGGAGCATCAGGCCAATGCGTGATCTATGAAGATGCGCGTGGCGTACCGGTAATCACAAAAGACGGTGTAACAGTAGCTGAATCTGTAGTCTTATATGATCCGGTAGAAAACATGGGAGCAACTTTAATCAAAGAAGCTGCCAAAAATACAGTGAGAGAAGCCGGTGACGGCACTACAACAGCAACTGTATTAGCCGAATCATTACTTAATGAAATAAATAAAGTCTTAGATAGCAACACAAGTATTAGAGACATTAAATTAGGCGTAGATTCTGGCTTAAAAAAAATTAATGACTATTTAGATAAGGTAAAGATTGAAGTTACAGACGAAATGTTGTCTCATGTAGCCGCTATATCTTGTAATAATGATCAAGAACTTGGCGATATTATAGCCGAAGCTTATAAGAAGGTTGGTAAAGACGGCGTAGTGTTAATGGAAGAGTCTGAAACAGAAGAAACTTACGTAGATATTGTTGACGGTGTTCAATTAGCCGACTGTGGTTTAACATCACCACACTTCATTACTAATACTGACAAGCAGAAATGTGAGCTAGAAAATCCTTTTGTATTAATATCTATGTCTGAAATACCAAACGTTCGTAAAATACAGACAATACTAGAGCATGTTATTAAGAAAAACCGATCTTTACTAATTGTAGCGCCAGTTGCTCAGCAAGTAAAATCGGCGCTGCTAATGAATAAAGTAAAAGGTAACATTAAAATAAATATTATTAGTCTCCCTGGTTTTGGTAACACTAAAAAAGACACTTGTGAAGACTTAGCGATATTAACTGGCGCTAAAGTAATGAACGAAGAACTAGGTGATGACTTAGATCTTATAGATATTAATTGTTTAGGCGAGGTTGAATTTGCTGTTACAGATGACAAGACGACAGTTTTAACAACGCTAGAAGAATTAAATGAAGATATAGGTGATAGAATTAATCAAGTTGTAAAAGCAATTAAAGATGAAAAGAATCCTTTTATTAAAACAAAACTGGAACAAAGATTGTCTATGTTATCAGGTAGTGTTGGAATTATTAACGTTGGGGCAAACTCTAAGGTGGAGCTTAAAGAAAAGAAAGACAGGATCGAGGATGCTATTTACGCTACAAAAGCTGCGCTCAAAGAAGGGATAGTGCCAGGAGGTGGTATAGCCCTCCTTAACGCGTCTCAAAAAATTTCGACCGACTCCGTCGGCGAGGAGCTATTGCTAAGAGCTATAGAAGCACCATTCACAACTATCATGCATAATGCTGGTCTAGATTTACAGACATCAGTTGATGAAGGTATGGGTATAGATGTAACAACAGGCAAATCAGTTAACATGATAGAAGAAGGTATTATTGACCCGGTTCTAGTAACTAAGTCAGCACTTAAAAATGCAGTAAGTGTTGTTAAGACTATTGTTTCTGCAGATTGTGTAATATCAAATGCTAGAGCAGATGAAAGCAATTAATCACTACGTTATTGTAGAAAAGATAAAAGAAGAGCAGAAAAAAATAGGGGGATTAGTATTTACAGAAAAAACTGATACTGATAATCGATATATAAAAGCAAAAATTATATCTGCTTCAGAACTATTAGAAGGTATAAAGAAAAATCAAATTATATACTACGACAAGCATGCTGGGCATGGTATAGACATAGACGACAAGCATTACTTTGTTATAAAAGTAGGTGATATAGTATTAGTACAATAAATATTAATTCTTAGTCAAACTTGAAAGATTTTGGCTAACACTTAAAACAAAAAAAATGGAGAAATTATTAGTTTTTATTAAAGGAGCAAACAACTCGTATTCTAATACGGCTTCTAATTTGCTTGGAGTACATTCTGTAGCTTCAGCAAAAGTTGTTGTTAAGTTTAAATCGCAAGATGGAAACGGTTTGCTAGACGTTATTACACTAGCTGTTACTGCTGGTAAAGAAAACCAAATGGTAGAAAAAATATCTACAAATATTGCTGGTTCTAGATCAGGCAAACTTGTTGTTGCTGACGCTCTTAATCAGACAGGTCTTGAGCCAGCATTTATAACTGGCATAACAAGTATTTCACTTGGCGAAGGAACAAACAAAATTGTAGAAGAACTTACTGGAGCTAAATCTTTAACTGCAGCTGATAGTGGCAAAGTATTCATGCTTAACGCACCTTCTTCTGGTGTTGCTGCGACACTACCTGCTTCAACTGCTATTAGCGCTGGATGGAACTGTAGATTTATTGTTAAAGCAGCTTCTGCCGCTCCTTATCGTATTTCTGAAGATGCGACTGTTGACACAGACGTTTTAGTTACTAGCGTTGTTGAAAGGACTTTAAGTGGTAACGCTCAAGTAATGCCTTATTCTGCTGGTCACACTAATATTGACCTTAGAGCTGGCACCTCTGTTAAAGGCGATTCTGTCACTATAGTTTTTGATGGAGTTAACTTCTATGCAGACGCTATTTCAGCTAATGGCGGCGGTATAGTTCTTCAGTAATAAGCATGAGGATTAGTTCAAGCGATATTCGCGAATTACAACTGTTTAAGTATTACAGGCTCACTAGAAAGTGGGCTTGTAAAACTTACGGTTTGACGGACGCGGAGCTTGAACTTTTAATTTACTTAGATTGCAAAGGTAGATTTACAAGGCAAGAGTTTATCGACGGCACGTATACCATGAGTTGGGACAAAGGCCGCTGGGACAAACTTAGAAAGTTAGGTTGGATAGAAGTGTGGAGACATAGAAATAGAACTACAATAAAGTATTCTATATTTAAAACATCGATGAAGTGCAGCCAGCTTATAAGTAGAATCTACAGAATACTGTTAGGTGAAGAAGATTTACCTACATCAGAAAGAAGTGTATTTTATAATAACAAATCATATACTGACAAGGTTTTTAATAAATCTATAGATGATATGATTAAAGATCCAGAGAGATAATGGCTTTTAAATTAGGTAAAGAAAAAAGAGGTTTTAAAAACTTTAAAAACACAAAAATATTTCGCAAAAAACTTGGGGAAGGAGTTTTAGGCGAAGCTAATGACGACGGGTCTATATACATTGATAAAAGTGTACCAAATGATATGGTTAACTATGTAGCTAATCATGAGGCACAACATAGAACGGCTATGCAGCTAGGAACAGAAACATACGATGATAACGCGGTATATTACAAAGGTCAAGTTTGGCCAAGAGGAAATGGTTATATAATGGACCCTAATACTGGAAAAAAGTATAAAGAAGGAGACACAAACCTGCCGTGGGAAGCAAATAAAATTTAATATGATACAAAATTTATTAGGTGGTTTATTCGGTAAAGTTGTTGAAAACGCCGAAGGTATATTAGATGAAATTATCACCACAGACGAAGAGAGAGAAGCCGCTAAAGCGAAGATAAAGCAAATGCTTTTAGATAGCGAAGCTAAAATACAAGAACAAGTTACAGCTCGTTGGCAGGCAGATATGCAGTCAGACTCATGGCTTAGTAAATCAATACGCCCGTTAGTGCTGGCTTGGCTAGTAATATCAACCACACTGCTAATTTTCATTGACGCAGGTGTGATTATGTTTAATGTAGAAGACAAATGGGTTGATCTTTTACAATTAGTTTTAATAACCGTAATTGGGGCCTACTTTGGTGGACGCTCAATTGAAAAAGTAAAAAAATAATAACAAATTCAATTAAATAAAAATGACAAAAACAAAAACAACAAAAACTGTAGATTTAAAACCTAAAGCAGAAAAAATCACAGAACAACAATTAAAAGAAGTTCAACAAATAATATCTACAGCTAATCAAATAAAGCTAGAAGTAGGTAGCATTGAGGCTAGGAAACACATGCTTCTTCACGAGTTAGACGCTATTAATAGAAAAATGGGCGAAATTAATAAAGTGCTAGAAGAAGAGTACGGAAAAATGGATATTGATATTCAAACCGGAGAAATTAAATATCCAGAAAATGGAGAAGTTAATTCGTAAAATCACAATAGGTAAAGATTATAAAATTGACGCCATGCACTATTCTGTTGGACAGGAAGTGTATGGTGGTCATGTTATATCTGATATAATAGAAGAAAAAGATAAGTACTCTATATATATATGTAAAGATAATCAAGTTATACCTTGGAAAGACTTTAATAAGAATATGGCTATATCTATTGAGTACAATTTAGAATATTAATGAAGCCTTATATTGATTTTTTAATAACACCTATTGGTGGAAGATATAATAATATAAAAGCTGTAGGAGAAAAACAGCTTATTATAAACACTGAAATATCTAATTTTAAAACTATAAATAGAAAAGGTTTAGTATTGCAACATCCATCAAATAGAAATACTGAAATAAAAAAAGGTGACGAAGTAATAGTACATCACAATGTGTTTAGAAGATGGCATAATATGCATGGCGAAGAAAAAAACTCCAGAAGTTATCTTTCAGAAAACCAATATTTAGTTAGTGAAGATCAAATATTCTTGTATAAAAGAAACGGGAATTGGAAAGCTTTAAATGGCTATTGCTTTGTTCAACCTATAAAAAGCAAAAACGAATTGAGTTTAGACAAAGAAAAACCTCTTGTTGGTATTATAAAGTTTGTTGATGAAAAACTCGCTAAACAAGATATAAAGGTTGGAGACTTAGTTGGCTTTAGTCCAAATGATGAATATGAGTTTTTGCTTGAGGGTAAAAAAATGTATAGGATTATGTCTAAATTTATTACTATAAAATATGAATATCAAGGAGACGAAGAAGAATATAATCCGAGCTGGGCGCAAAGCAGTTGAAGAATTAATTAAAGTTGCTGAAGAAAAAATTATTACCAACACAGAAGATGATGTTTCAGCAGATAGACTTAAAAACGCGGCGGCTACAAAAAAACTAGCGATATTTGACGCTTTTGAAATACTTAATCGTATACAAGAAGAAGAAAGCTTGCTAGAAGGCAAAGAGCCAGAAGAGAAAAAAGAAAGAGTGTTTAAAGGATTCGCTGAAGGTAGATCTAAATAATGTACGAACAAACGTTATATAAAATAATTGAGCCAATAAAAATAAACACTTTAAAAAGGTTAAATAAATCTAAAAAGTGGAAATATGGCTATAACAAAGAAACTGATGTTGTTGTTATTTCTAAGACAGGGCAAATTGGTGAGATATATGAAATTCAAGGACTAAAAATTGCTCTACCTAAAGTCCCCAAAGAAATTTACTCTAACGAAGATAACAAATGGAAAAGATTTGAATATCCAAAAGAGTTATCTAGACTTAAAAGCATATTTGATTGGAGAGATTATCCAGAGGAGTCTAAAGATAAGTGGTTTGACTATATAGACGGCGAGTTTAATAGACGAGAGCAAGGCTTTTGGTTTAACAACGGCGGTAAGCCAACTTACATTACTGGTAGTCATTATATGTATCTTCAATGGAGTAAGATAGACGTTGGAGCTCCAGACTTTCGCGAAGCCAACAGATTATTCTTTATATTTTGGGAAGCCTGCAAAGCAGACAACCGATGCTACGGTATGTGTTATCTTAAAAATAGACGTAGTGGTTTTTCTTTTATGTCTTCTGCAGAAACAGTGAATCAAGCAACGCTTTCAAGCGACGCTAGGTTTGGAATATTATCAAAATCAGGAGCCGATGCAAAAAAAATGTTTACCGATAAGGTTGTACCTATATCGATTAACTATCCTTTCTTTTTCAAACCTATCCAAGATGGTATGGATAGACCCAAGTCAGAGTTGGCTTATAGGGTTCCAGCTAGCAAACTTACTCGTAGAAAAATTACATCTAAAGAAAAGCTTGAAGAACTTGTTGGTCTTGATACGACAATAGACTGGAAGAACACTGGAGACAATAGTTATGATGGTGAAAAGTTAGATCTACTAGTTCATGATGAAAGTGGTAAATGGGAAAGGCCTGATAATATACTTAATAACTGGCGAGTTACAAAAACTTGCTTAAGACTAGGTAGTAGAATTATTGGAAAGTGCTTAATGGGATCAACCTCAAACGCGCTAGATAAAGGTGGAGATAATTATAAAAAAATATACAACGACAGTGATGTCACAAAACGAAATAGAAATGGTCAAACAAAATCTGGTTTATATGCTTTGTTTATTCCAATGGAATGGAACTTTGAAGGATTTATTGATGAGTATGGAAGACCTGTCTTCACTACTCCGGCATCCGATGTTTATGGACCAGACGGTGAACTAATTGACATTGGGGTTATAGATCATTGGGAAAACGAAGTTGATGGCTTAAAAGATGATCAAGACGCGCTAAATGAATTTTACCGTCAATTTCCGCGAACAGAAGAGCATGCTTTTAGAGATGAGACGAAAAATAGTTTATTTAACCTAACAAAAATATACGAGCAAATAGATTATAATGAAGCAATAAAAAACGATTCAACAACAGTAAGAGGTAGCTTTCAATGGACAAATGGAATAAAAGATACTAATGTAATATTTAATCCAGATCCACAAGGAAGATTTAATATTAGTTGGGTTCCACCTATAAATTTACAAAATAGAGTGATACTTAAAAATGGAATTAAATACCCAGGCAATGAACATGTTGGTGCTTTTGGCTGCGATAGTTATGATATTAGCGGTACTGTTGATGGTAGAGGATCCAACGGATCTCTTCATGGACTAACTAAGTTTAGTATGGAAGACGCTCCGCCAAACCACTTCTTTTTAGAATATATTGCTAGACCACAAACCGCTGAAATATTTTTTGAAGATGTTTTAATGGCCTGCGTATTTTATGGTATGCCATTATTAGCAGAGAATAACAAACCAAGATTATTGTATCATTTTAAGCGTAGAGGATATAGAGGATTTAGTATGAATAGACCAGATAAGTTGTGGAATAAACTTTCTATTACTGAAAAAGAAATAGGTGGGATTCCAAACTCTAGTGAAGATATTAAACAAGCTCATGCTGCTGCTATTGAAATGTATATAAACGATCATGTTGGACACGTTGGTGATGGTATGTATGGTAATATATATTTTAACGAAACGCTAAATGATTGGTCAAAGTTTGATATAAACAAAAGAACTAAACACGATGCTTCTATAAGTAGTGGTTTAGCAATAATGGCGTGTAATAAAAATTTATATGCTCCATCAACAGCTAAAACAAGAAAAGCATTAAATTTAAACATAGCTAAGTATACTAATACAGGCACAATATCTAAAATAATAAAATAAAAATATGGCTGAGTCAGTTGTAAATTCTTATTTTCCAAGTCAAGTCGTTAGTGATTTAGAAAAAATCAGTTACGATTATGGTTTAAAAGTTGCAAAAGCAATAGAGTCTGAGTGGTTTTCAGATTCGCACAATAGAAGATATTTGAGTAATCAAGAGAGCTTCCACAGATTAAGATTGTATGCTAGAGGCGAGCAATCAGTTCAAAAGTATAAAGACGAATTGTCTATCAATGGAGATCTTTCGTATTTAAACTTAGATTGGAAGCCAGTACCTATTATTCCAAAATTTGTGGATATAGTAGTAAACGGTATTGCCGAAAGAACGTATGATGTAAAAGCTTATTCACAAGATTCTTACGGCGTTGCTGAAAGAACAGAATACATGGAGGCTATTATTGCTGACATGAACACTAAAGATGTAGATGACTTTATAGAAGGAGCGTTTGGTATAAACACCAGAAACTTTGAACCTTCAACGCTACCTCAATCAGAGGAAGAGTTAGAGCTTCACATGCAACTAGAATACAAACAACCTATTGAGGTTGCGGAAGAGCAAGCCATAAACGTCTTAATGGAGGGTAATAAGTATGAGCTTATTAAGAAAAGATATTATCAAGATTTAGTAACTATTGGTATTGGCGCAGTAAAAACTGACTTTAACACATCAGAAGGTGTCACTATTAAATATGTGGATCCAGCAAATCTAATATATTCTTATACTGACTCTCCTTATTTTGAAGATATATACTATGTTGGTGAAGTAAAAAGTTTGCCAATAAACGAAGTGGTAAAAGAATTTCCTCATTTAACGCAAGAAGATTTAGAAGAAATTAAAAACGAAGCTTCTCAGCAAGGCACTAATAACCATAGATACACTAGATCAAAAGATCAAAATGTAGTTTCTGTTTTATATTTTAATTATAAAACATATATGAATGAGGTTTATAAGGTGAAAGAAACTGGAACTGGCGCTGAAAAGGCTATCACAAAAGATGATACCTTTAATCCACCTGAAGATTTAGAAGGTAATTTTAGCAAAATTCAAAGATCTGTAGAAGTTCTTTATGAAGGAGCTATTGTTGTTGGCACTAACAAGATGTTGAAATGGGAGTTGTCTAAAAACATGATGCGACCTAAAAGCGATTTTACTAAAGTTAAAATGAACTATAGTATTGTCGCTCCAAGAATGTATGATGGTAGAATAGAGTCTTTAGTTAGTAGAACAACAAGCTTTGCAGATATGATACAGTTGACTCATTTAAAGATACAACAAGTCATGTCGCGAATGGTGCCTGACGGCGTATATCTTGATGCCGACGGTCTAGCTGAAATTGATTTAGGCAACGGAACGAACTACAATCCGCAAGAAGCTTTAAATATGTTCTTCCAAACTGGTTCTGTTATTGGTAGATCTTTCACAGGTGACGGTGATATGAATCCAGGTAAAGTTCCTATACAAGAAATAACTAGCGGATCTGGTGGCAATAAATTACAAGCTTTAATAAGTAATTACAACTATTACTTGCAAATGATACGGGACGTAACCGGTCTAAATGAGGCTCGTGATGGTAGTATGCCAGATAAAAATGCTTTAGTTGGTGTTCAAAAACTTGCGGCAGCAAATTCAAACACAGCAACAAGACATATATTGCAAGCTGGTCTATTTTTAACAGCTGAAGTTGCTGAAGCTTTATCTTTACGTATATCAGATATTATAGAGTTTTCACCAACAAAAGACGCTTTTATTCAAGCTATAGGAGCGCATAATGTTGGAACTTTAGAACAGATGCAAGATTTGCACTTATATGACTTTGGTATATTTATTGAGCTTACTCCAGACGAAGAGGAAAAAGCAATGCTTGAAAACAACATACAACAAGCACTGGCTCAACAAAATATTGATCTTGAAGACGCTATTGATATTAGAGAGATTAGAAATATTAAACTTGCAAATCAAATGCTCAAACTAAGACGCAAGAAAAAGTTAGAGCAAGATCAGCAAAGGATGCAACAGCAGGCTCAAGTTCAAGCTCAAGCGAACGCTCAAGGCGTACAGGCCGCAGCGCAAGCGGAAGTGCAAAAGCAACAAGCCTTAACGCAAATGCAAGCTCAATTAGAGCAAACAAAATCGCAGCTTAGAATGCAAGAAACTCAAGCTGACGCTCAACTTAAAAAAGAGCTTATGCAATTAGAGTTTCAAATGAACATGCAAATTAAGAGCATAGATGCTCAAGCTATGACTAATAAAGATTCTATGAAAGAAGATCGTAAAGATGAAAGAACTAGAATTCAAGCTAGCCAACAAAGTCAGCTTATAGAGCAAAGAAGAACAGGCGCACCACCTAAAAAGTTTGAATCAGCAGGTAATGATGTACTTGGTGGCTTTGACCTAGGGGCGTTTGAACCAAAGTAATTATTAATTTTTATATTATTATATCATGGATGAGAATTTGAAAAACGATGACAATATCGTTAGAATTGATTTAACTAAACCTCCTAAAACCGAGGAAACAGTAGAACAACAAAAAGAAGTAGTAGATGCCAATACAGAGCAAAAAACAACAAACGTGGTTGCAGATCAACAATCCGAAGTTGTACAAGAAGTGGTTGAAGAAGTATCATCAGGGGAAGAGACCGTTCAAGATGAACAACCCGCTCTTGAAGAAGTAACAGACCAAGAACTTTCTGACGAACCCAACGAAGCTTTAAAAGAGTTAGTTGAAGAAGTTCAAAACGCAGAAGCTACTGGGCGGCCATTACCAGAAAATATCCAAAAGTTAGTTGACTTTATGGAAGAGACTGGAGGAACGTTAGAGGATTATGTTAGTCTTAATAAAGATTATTCACAATTAGACAACATGACAGCTTTAACAGAGTATTATAAAAAAACAAAGCCGCATTTAACGGCTGAAGAAATAGATTTTTTAATTGAAGATTCGTTTAGCTATGATGAAGAAATGGATGACGAAAAAGATATTAGAAGAAAAAAGCTAGCGCTAAAAGAGCAAGTTGCCAGCGCGAAAGCCTACTTAGACGGGCAAAAGTCTAAATATTACAATGAGATTAAAGCTGGATCACGTTTGACGCCTGAACAGCAGAAAGCATGGGACTTCTTTAATCGTTACACCAAAGAATCAGAAGAAGTTAATAAAACCGCAATGAAAACACAATCTATATTTATAGATAAAACTAACCAAGTTTTTAACGACACTTTCAAAGGTTTTGAATACAGCGTCGGTGATAAAAAATATAGATTTAACGTAAAAAATGCCACACAAGTGAAAGAAACCCAAAGCGACATAACCAACTTCGTTAAAAAGTTTTTAAATGAAGACGGTACTATGAAAGATGCTAAAGGTTATCATAAGTCACTTTACACGGCAATGAACGCGGATGCAATTGCTCAACACTTCTATGAACAAGGTAAAACTGATGCTTTAAAACAAAGCGTTGCTAAAAGTAAAAATATTAGCATGGAACCTCGTCAAGGACTAGGTGAAGTAAAAGTCGGTGGAACTAAGTTTAAAGTGCTAAGCGGTAAAAACTCTAATGATTTTAAGGTGAGATTTAAAAAAAAGTAAATAACATTTAAAACATTAAACTATGAGTATAGTACAATCGGGGTTTGATTTAGGCGGTACATATAATGGTACTCCCGCCCCAGTAATGCAAACTTTGGCAAGCAACTACGTGGATTTTACTACTGGTGCTAACCAAGGTTGGGCACAACAATATTTACCAGAGCTTATCGAAGCTGAAGCTGAAGTTTTTGGTAATAGAACTTTATCGGGATTTTTATCTCAAGTAGGTGCTGAAGAAGGATGCGCTTCTGACTACGTTGTTTGGTCTGAGCAAGGTCGTTTACACTTAAAGTATTCAGGTGCTTTAAAAGGTAACCAAGCTGACGCTTCTGCTGACTATTCTGCAGCGAACTCAATCGTAGACGGTTTAGGAACAAATGCTCTTAGAGTTGGAGATACTGTTTTAGTTTCTTCTGCTGCTAAAAACGTAACTATTGCAGCTTATGTAGCTTCTACTTTTAACGATCAAGACGCTAATAACGTTGGTGGAGCAATAACTTTAATTGCTGGTGAAGTAGCACTTATTCCTTTTGGATCTGACAGCTCTATTAAAGCTGCTTTAGGATGGGCTGACGGCGCTGGTGATAATGATCCAATTGTAATCACTGTTTATGGTTCTGAGTATAAAAAAGGCGTAACAGGTAGAACTGACTCTGTTGAGCCATCTTTCTTGTCTAGAAAAAACAAAATGATGATCTTAAAAGATTTGTATGAAGTGTCAGGTTCTGACGCATCTCAAATTGGTTGGGTTGAAGTTTCTGGAGAGAACGGACAAACAGGTTACATGTGGTATTTGAAAGCTGAAGGTGAGACTAGATCTCGTTTTGCTGATTACACTGAAATGGCTATGATTGAAACTGTTGACGCTACTAACACAACGTTAACTGGTGGAGATATTCAAGGTTCTGAAGGTTACTTTGCGGCTCTTGACAATAGAGGTATTATCGCTAGCGGTTTAGACGCTGCTGACGATGCTGCTACTGCTCTAACTGAGTTTGACAATATTCTTAAAGAATTTGATAAGCAAGGAGCTATTGAAGAGTACATGATGTTTGTAAACAGAGATGTTGCTTTGACAATTGACGACATGCTTGCTGGTGTTAACCACTATGGTGCTACTGGTACTTCTTTTGGTGTATTTAACAACTCTGAAGACATGGCATTAAACTTAGGTTTTTCTGGATTTAGAAGAGGTTCTTATGACTTCTACAAAACTGACTGGAAATACTTAAACGATCAAACTGCAAGAGGTGCTTTTTCTGGTGACACTAACAATGTTAGAGGTACATTTGTTCCTGCTGGCGTATCAACAGTTTATGACCAAAGTTTAGGCAGAAACCTTAAGCGTCCATTCTTACATGTGCGTTTCCGTGCTTCTCAAACTGAGAATCGTAAAATGAAGACTTGGATTACTGGCTCTGTTGGAGCTGCTACATCTGATCTTGATGCAATGCAAGTAAACTTCTTGTCAGAAAGATGTTTAATTGTACAGGGTGCTAACAACTTTGTATTACTAAAAGGATAATAATATCCTTATTATTAAGGTCGGGAGCTTCGGCTCTCGATCTTTTTTTTTATTAATTTTTATTATATATTATATTATGGCAAAAAAACAAACAACAAAGGCTGAAGTAGAACAATCAAAAGAAAACACTACAGTCGAACTAGATAACCTAATGCGTTATGAAAAACCAGGAAAGGATAAAGTTAAACCAACTTGGGAAATTAAAGATAGAGTTTATTACTTAAAAGGAGAAGGAGCGCCTGTCGCAAGAATTTTAAAATCTAGTTGCCTTTGGTTTGACGAAGACAAAGGTTACGAAAGAGAAGTAATGTATTGCGAAAATCAAAAAACTTGTTTTGTTGATGAAATGAAAGGCGTTAAAAGAACAGGTAGAGTAATATTTAGAGATGGCGTTTTAATTGTGCCAAAAAATAAAACCGTATTACAAAAGTTTTTATCTATATACCATAAAGATTTAGACACAATTTATTACGAACATAAACCAGAGGTTATCGCGGTTGATGAAGTTGCTAAATTAGAAAATGAAGTAGACGCTTTAATAGCAGCTAGAGATTTGGATATAGATATGGCTGAAGCCGTAATGCGTGCAGAGTTAGGATCTGAAGTATCTAAGATGAGTTCTAAGGAGCTTAAAAGAGATTTGCTACTATTTGCTAAAAGAAATCCTAGTTTGTTCTTAGATTTGATTAATGATGATAATTTGTTTTTAAGAAACATGGCGATTAAGTCTGTTGAAAACAATTTAATAAGTCTTTCAGCGGATCAAAGAACTTTTTCTTGGAGTTCAAATGGCAAAACCTTATGCTCTGTGCCTTTTGATCAACACCCATATTCTGCTTTAGCCGCTTGGTTTAAAACAGATGAAGGTATGGACGTGTATAACACGATTGAAAAGCGCTTGAAATAAGTGATTATCTATGATAGCTAGGTTGCTTGTTGTGGCCTAGTTATCATAATAAAAATATAAACATGGCAATAAACATAGATAAAATATATCAAAGAGTATTGGCTATTGCCAACAAAGAACAAAGAGGGTACATAACGCCACAAAAATTTAATTTGTTTGCGAATCAAGCTCAAATGAACATTTTTGAGCAGTACTTTTACGACATAAGCCAATTTGATAAAACTAGAGGTAACTCAACAGAATATGCTGATATTTCAAGTATATTAGAAGAAAAAATCGCACCATTTAAAATTAATAATGCGGCAGCGTCTATTGTAACATCAGCGCCAAATTTAGTTACTAAACCTGATTTTTTAGATGGCACATATACTGGTTGGACAGCAACTAACGCCGATGATATAAGCGTTGTCTCAAATGCTAATAATGATTTTGTTAGTAGTGTTAAAATGACTAACGACACAGCTGACACAACTAAACTTGAAGAATCTGGTATAACTTTAGACGTGTCTAAAAGATATGTTTTTTCAGTTAAAGTTTCTTATGCAGACGATAGTGTAGCAATAAATCCTCCAATGATTTTTCTTGAAGCTTATCCAAACCCTTATTCTAGCAATAAAGAGGCTCAGTTTTTATTAACCGCCAAAGCTATTAAAGGAAGAACTTACGAGTTAGAGTTTGATCCATCTGCTATAACTGAAACAGGTGATAATCCATTCATTAATTATAGAGTTAGATTTGGAATACATGAAAGCGGAGCTGGTGGTAATGTTAATATTCATTTTTCTGAAGTATCTTTAAGACAATTAGAGCAAACTACAACCGGCAATATATCAATATCACAATCTGTATATAAATTAGGCCAAGTATTTTACAATAAAAATAGCGTAGCAACACCGGTTCAAGAGGTTACAAGTGAAAACTTAACAACAATGCGATTAACAACGCTAACTAAACCAACCTATAAAAATCCAGCTTACGCTAGAGTAGGCGCTACAAAAATTGATCTTGAACCATCTACAATTGAAGCTGGGGCAACGGTCACTTATAATTATATTAAAAAACCTAACAACGTTAAATGGACGTACAATGTAGTTTTAGGTAAAGCTCTTTATAATCCAGTTGCTAGCGATGCGCAAAACTTTGAGCTTCATGCTTCTGAAGAAACATCTCTTGTTAACGAAATACTATATTTAGCTGGAATATCAATGAATAAAGACAATTTAGTTGTTACATCTAGCTCTAACGAAGACAAAAAAACACAACAACAAAAACTATAATAAATGGGGTTAATAAGTCAAACAGAACAGCAGTATTACTCTGGTAATGACTATGGTAGTTATCAGTTTGTTACTTTGCAAAACATTATAGATCAATTTATGGTTGTTTATGTTGGAGAAGATAAGATAATTAGCAAGGCTAGTAAAATAGACGTAGCTTTTCATGCTCAACGAGCTTTAGCGGAAATGAGTTTTGATACATTTAAGTCTACTAAGTCTATAGAACAAATAGTACCTCCTTCTCTTACAATGCCGCTACCAATAGACTTTGTTAACTATGTTAAAGTGAGTTATATTGATAGTGTTGGTGTAAAACACAATATATATCCTAATAGAAAAACTTCAAATCCAAAGTCTTTAAATCAAGATGGAACAAACTACCAGTATAATGCTGATGGAAGTTTAATGACAAATTCTGATTCTACGGCTTGGACAAACTATAAATCAGCAACCCCTACTGAACTTAGTAATAACGACTTTGATTACGATGACGATGTTTACAATTACAATATTGGCCAAAGATACGGTTTAGAACCCGAACACTCTCAAGTAAACGGATTTTTCTATATAGATGAACTAAAAGGGAACATACACTTTAGTTCTAATATAAACGGCAAGAGTATAATATTAGATTATATTAGCGATAGTTTAGGAACCGATAGCGAAATGCAGGTCCATAAGTTCGCCGAAGAAGCAATGTATAAACAAATATCATATGCTATAATTTCTACAAAAATAAATATACCAGAGTATATTGTTCAAAGATATAAGAAAGAAGCAAGAGCTTCAAAAAGGCAAGCTAAACTTAGATTATCAAACATTAAATTTGAAGAAATAGTACAAATATTAAGAGGCAAATCTAAACACATAAAACATTAATCAATGCCGGAATTAAAAAGAAATTTTCTAAAAGGTAAAATGAACAAGGACCTTGATGAAAGGTTAGTTCCTAGTGGTTCTTATAGAGATGCTGTTAATATAGAAGTTGAAACATCTGAAGATTCTAATTCTGGATCAGTTCAAACTTTAAAAGGAAATGTAATATCAAACAATGTAACGTCTCCAGGATCTTATAAATCTATAACCGTAGGTTCTTTTGTTGATAATGCAAACAATAAGATTTATAACTTTATACATAAAGCGTCTGATTTTTCAAACGATTCTTCTAACAGTTATAATGGTTACGCTAGAAGTAGAGGTGTTAGATCAGATGTCATACAGGAATTATCGCCAAACTCTAGTTTAAACGCCTCTACATCATCATTGGTTTTTGTAGACGTGTACGAAGCAAGAGCTTCATTAAGTTCTCAAATACTAGAAGATCAAACAGTAATCACTTTAAACAACGATCCTACTAGTCCTAATTATTGTGGATTTCAAAATGTTGAAGATTCTACAGGTTCTTACAGATCACCTTTAAAGGTAGGTATGCGAATACAAGCCGTCAGAACAGATGGTTTTGATAATTGGTCGGGTAATTTTGTTGTTGTAAAAGCTTTAGGTGTTTTTCAAAACACAACAACAGTAACTTTTAGTAAAATAGAAAACGTGTCTAATCCTTTAGATACTGACGCTATAAATAGCGGCGTTATTTTAAAATTTACCAGCGATAGAGTACTTAATTTTTACGCAGGAAAATATCAAGAAAAAGAAATAAATACTTCTCAAGGTCAAACTACATATACACCTGAGTATAGTATGATTACATCAATCAATAAGATTGATGATTTACTATTATTTACTGATGGTAGAACTGAACCTAAAAAAATAAATGTACCTAGATTTAAAAGAGGTACAATAAATAATATTACAATACCAACCAAACTTTACGTTTATATTGACCAAAAATACATTGGAGCTACAGCGACGCCTAATTCAACATTTTTCCAAGGAATAGCAAACGCTGATGAATCTCATATAACTGTTATTAAGAAAAACCCCGAAACACCAATAAAAGTAAAGTGTAATGTTAACGAAACTGATTTTGCCAATTTATTGGTTCCAGTTCTTGGTAAAGGAGATTTAACAGAAGATAGTTTTCAGCCTTTTGCATTGTCAAATAACGCTAATGTAAAATATAATATTGGGCAATATTTTTATATAAAGCCCGTTACTAGTTCTATAGTTTACGAAGTAGACGATATACTAAAACTAGTTGGTCAAGATAGCGCTACTGTAGTCTTTGTTAGAATAGACAGCATTACTGAAGATCCTGCTAGCGGTGGGAATTATTATGCCGTCGCGCTACAAACAGACGATGAAGATTACGTGGGTACTGAAGAAGATGAAGTTTGGGTGGCTAGTATTGCTGTAAAACAAAACATATATAAAGATGTTTTTGTTAATTTTGCTTACAGATACACTTACTCTGATGGACAAAAATCTTGTATTTCACCATATTCAAAAACAGCGTTTTTACCTGGTTTGTATTCTTACAACTCTAAAAACGGATTTAATTTAGGTATGGAAAATCAATCTTCTAGTATTGATTTAAGTGAATTTATACCTTTTAATATTCCGCTAGATGTTACTGAAGTAGAAATATTGTTCAAGACCAGTAAATCTGAAAACGTATATGTTGCTAAATCTATAAAAAGAAGAAGTTCTGATTTTAATTTTAATGAAACATCAGTATTATCACCTAACGGTAAAATAACCCTGCAAGACGAATTATTTGGGTCTGCATTACCATCTAATCAATTAACCAGAAATTTTGATGCTGTCCCTAAAAAAGCTATAACTCAAGAGATTATGGCCAACAGACTTATGTTTGGAAACTATTATGAAGATTATGATTTAAAAGATACTTCAGACGAAAACATAAACGTTTCGCTAGACGTAGAGCATGAAAGTAATAACTATGCTTTTTTCAACTCTTTTAACTCTACGAACAATATAATGTTGTTTCCCAACTTTGGGGTGTCTCAAGCTGGGTGGGCTGTCAATTATACTTATGGAGCAACAATATTCCCAAGTAGCATATCAGCTGGTACTGTTAGTTCTCCACTAGCGTTTGAGATAGAATATGATCCTGGGAACAACTATAATGGCGGAACTGCCGCTGGTATTGCAAATCACACTTTTCATTACACTCTACCTTATGTAACTAACGCCACAGACGTACACACATATAGTTTTGATATTGAATTAATAGTCAAAAACACGGGAGGTGTTACTCAACCAAGATATAAAATTGGAATTTATTATAGCGATGGCTCAGCTACACCTGGGGCGCTTATAACAGAAAGCGAGGAATTTGGTGGAGGAGATGGGAGTGATTTCGATTTTTTTGAAAGACCAGGAGACGGTCTTTCAGTTCAAGGTATTCAAATGAATTACTCTGGCACTTTTTCTTTACCATCTGGACCGGAAGGTAGCCAAAATAAAATATGTTTTGCTTTAAAATCTTTAGACGCTGTTTCGGATCTTGTTGTTGTTAGACCGCTTTTAATAGGTGGTAAAATTGAAATAAATGAATCTCCAGATTCTGTCAATGCAATTCAAGCAACGCAAGGTATTGAGTCTGTGAAGACAGATCGTTTTTATCAAGTTGGAGTTGTATATAGAGATAAATATGGTAGAGAATCTTCAGTATTATTAGACGAAAGTTTTAATTTTCAAGTCCCTATATCAAAAAGTGGAAAGCAAAATTTAATAACAGCTAAAATAAATAATCAAGCTCCAAGCTGGGCTGAAACTTATAAGTTTTTTATTAAAGAAACCACACAAAGATATAATAACTTAGTATTAGAAGCTGCTTTTGAAAACAATGATGGAGAGTTTGCTTGGTTAGTTTTCAATTCTGTAGATAGAAATAAAGTAAAAGTTGGGGACACTTTAATACTTAAGAAAAAACAAGCTTTAAACGAAGCTGTAACAAGTCCTGATGCAAACTGGAAAATTATTGACATACAAGATAATGGAACTGTAAACGAAGAAGCTGGCACCTTACTTGTGCAAGGTACGCAAATATCAGAAGCGGTAATAGCTAGTGCTTCAGAGTTAATAGGCAAGTTTTTTGTTAAAGTTAATTTAGATAGTTTCTTTACAACTTATATTGGTGATATAACTACAACACCAATAGTTTCAGCTGGAAACTACAACGGCGCGGTTTTTGAAACTAAACCAAGTCAATTAGTTGATCTTGATTTATATTATGAAGCTAGTCAAGCTTATCCAATAAAGTTAAATAGAGAAAACTTAGGCACTTATATAAAGCCAAACGCGCGTGTGGAAATAGATCCATCTGGATCAAATATCGCTCAACAGATAGTAGACGCTTTTAACTCAATAATACATAGGGTTAATAAGTTTCCACAAACAATGGTTGGAGCTAGTTCGTTTGGATCTTTTCAAGTAAATGAAAATATTGCTACTGGCAATGATGGATTTGCTAAAATATCAGTGCTTCAAGAGAATTTACTACCTCCAAATGTAATTATTCCAGCTGGCACGGTTTTAAGATTTGTTGAAGAAGATAATAGTTATGTTACAGCTAAACTAGCTAAAGATACTAATGGGAGTAATTTTTATTTAATACCTTTTACTCATAACACTAATCAAAACTCAACATATTCTACTAAAATAAGATTACCTTGGTTTAATTGTTATGCTTTTGGCAATGGCGTAGAGTCAGACACTATTAGAGATGATTTTAACGAGGGCACTATATATCCATACGCGGCTTCTGGTAAACAAAGTGGCTTTAAAGCTAATATACCTTTGGATGTGTATAAAGAACGCCATAGAAAGCACGATATAATATTTTCAAGCATATATAATGATAAATCTGATTTGAATAAATTAAATGAGTTTATTTTAGCTGAGAACATTGTAAAATCAATAAACCCAGAATATGGTAGTATACAAAAGCTATATTCAAGAAACAATGATTTGGTAACTATATGCGAAGATAAATGCTTGAAGGTTTTATCTAAAAAAGATGCGCTATATAATGCTGATGGAAACTCTCAATTATTATCATCTACAAATGTGTTAGGTGAAGCGATTCCATTTACCGGGGATTATGGTATATCTAAAAACCCAGAAAGCTTTGCTGTTGATGAATACAGGATATATTTTGTAGACAAAGCACGAGGTTCAGTGCTTAGACTATCAAACGATGGTTTAACGCCAATATCTGATTATGGAATGGAAGATTGGTTTAATGATAACTTAAAAAATGCTTCAGCTATAATAGGTGGGTTTGATGGAAAGAAAGAAGAATACAACGTAACAATACATGAAACAATTGTTAAAGGTAGCACTAAAAATGTATATACTTTAAGTTTTAATGAATCTTCTAATGGTTGGGTAAGTTTTAAATCTTTTATTCCAGAATCTTGTTTAACTATAAACAACGGTTTTTATACGTTTAAAAATGGAATATTATACAAACATCATATATCTAAACAAGACAATAACTTGCCTGTAGGCGCAAATAATTTTTATGGCAATAGTTATACCTCTAGTGTCACTGCAATTTTTAACGAAGCGCCAGATATTGTAAAATCTTTTAGCACCATAAGCTATGAGGGTAGTCAATCAAAAGTAAATCAATTTACAAATGTACTATTTGAAGGTAATAATGTAAATGACAATGAATATTACAATGCCGAATCAATAAAGGGTTGGTATTTAGAAAGTATAAACACAGATCTACAAGAAGGTGAAATTACTGAGTTTATAAAAAAAGAAAACAAATGGCATAATTATATTAAAGGTATACCAACAAGCTACACAAACAATTTCGAAGGTAGTCAATTAAATAACAATTTAGATTTATCTGAGTTTAGTGTGCAAGGTATCGGTGAAATATTAAATGTGCAATTAGAGGCAGGGGCACAGACTCCTAGTCAAGGTATTAGTATAACAATAGAAGTAGAATAAAATGAATGAAGCTTGGTATTCAGATGGTTTAATAATATACAACGTTGCGGAAATTTATGATGAATCAAGTATTCTTCAAGTTCCAAACACGTTTCTAATACAACCAAATCCGGGATATACTATTTCAGCAGATATGTTTACTGTTGAAGCACCAACTGCTACATCTATATATTCTAGCGTTTCATTTTCTAACCAAGGAAACGTAGGATCACCATCAAACACCGTGTTAGGCACAATAACTTATAATGAAACTTATTCACTACCAAACTCAAATGTAACTGAAACAATTAACGTAATTCAAAGTGAAGTTGTAGACAACTTAATATTTTTTAATGAAACGTTAATTTTTTACATCACAAATCCAATAACGCCTGTAGGATTTACTATTGCTCTTGAATCAAATTTACCTCAAGTAACTATCACTGAAGTAGATGGCGCAGCGAATCAAACTTGGAAGGTGAGCTTGTCGGCTAATGCTGATGATATAGAAGATATATTCTTAAACGAAAATATATTTAGCGTTACGTACACAGCTACTGCTAATTATGTTTTACAAAAAGTTCAAGGTTTTAATGGAGGAGGATTTGATCCGCTACCTAATTTTGAGTTAGCTTTTAGCGTTGAGAATAATTATCCAAACGTTAATATACCTTCTTCGATAATTAATCTAGGTACTAATGTAAAACAAATAAAAAGAAAATATTTTTTAAATAATTTTACTGTACCAGAAGGACAGTCGAATATGGGCGTTTATATATTACCTAGCCCAACTGTCTATGGGTTGAGTTGTTCTATTGATCATGAAAATGCTACAACAAGTGTTGCGGGATCAGGTGTAGACGAACTAGCAATACCTTTAATTCAAGGAACGCCTGGGGGTACTATAATAGTGCCTTATGTTTCTTTGGAAGGAGACATGTTAGATCCTGGTGAAACGAGTAATGATTCTCAAAATATATATGTAGATGCGTCAGCTAATCCAGGAGCTACAAATAGAACTGGAATTGTTACAATACAATCTCCAGAATCTCCATACACACCGCTATTAGATGCGATTGTTATTAGTCAAAACCCAGTAGAATATACGCAATTAAGTTTTAGTTCTACTTCAGATGATTACACGCCGCCTAATTCTACTGTTGACTCAATAACAGTACCTAGCGCTAGTCAATCAGCAAGTGGACTTAATTCTATTGGATTTTATGGATTTACAAATGATAGTAATGTTTATAATCCAGCTGGCGACACGTTTGTTGGTAGTTCGTTAATAACACTTTTACAAAGTGATGGCGTTACACCTTTTACAGATACTTGGTTTGTATTAGATACTGTAACAGTTTATTCTGCGCAGGCTGATTTATGGAAAACTTTTCATGCTTTCTATTTACAAGAAAACACTACTTCTAGCGATAGAATAGTAAAAATAAAATACGAACATACTGACGATGCTGCGACTTATGATATTTTAACAATAACGCAAAAAGCCGCTTATGACGTAACTGTTGACACAGTAGATTACGCTTTATCTATTGACGGCGGCAATACTGTAACAGCTTTGGTTGGGGTGCAAGGACAAACTTTTGCCCCAAGTGGAGAAAGTTGGTTTGAGATTTCAGATAGCGCTCAAACAGTGAAACTTTACATGAATATTAATGATCAGGATTACGCTGGACTAAATGTTTTTGCGTTTGATAATGTTAATAGCGTTACTGGTGGCTGGTCTTCAATAACTCCTTCTGGAGACTATGGAGAGTTTGTAATTACAAGAGATTTCTTTGGCCCAGATGTTATAAATCAATACGATCACCCAACGTGGTATGAAACCGTCTCTAATGACTTTTTACCAACACCGTTAAACGATCCTCAAAACGCGAGCTACGATTATTATATTAATATAGATATTAACGCTAGAAGTTTTGATGAACCTGGCTTTGGTGGTTTTTATTTTCAATCTTGGGATAGAAAAATTAGATTCAGACATAAACATCCTGAAAATAGTTCCGCAAACTCTAACACTTGGAATAAAATTAAAATTAAACAAGATTCGTTAACAGAATTAAACTTGTTTGGCTTACAGGGCTCAGAGTTACAGGTTTCTATACCCTATACTGCTGGAGCTTCAAACTTTGTTTACATGGACGTTTTTCCAGATCAACAACCAGTGTTTAGATACATCGACAGTAATAACGAAGTACAAGCAGACGGCGTTTGGCCTAGTTGGGTTTCTTCTGTTGGCAGCTATCAGGCTACTAACGAACTAGAGTCTGGTAATAGAAAAATTCAAATAACATCTACGGCTCAAGCAAACGATATAGTGGCTGATACTTTTACTTTTGGAGCTTGGCCTAATGCAACTGCTACGCCAACAATAAATAATGTTAGTGATACTATAACTATCTCAAGAAATGCAGCCCCTATTGATGACGCTATATACGAAGTCACGATAGAGAATGTTTATGCTATGACTGATATTAACACAGAGTATCAAGAAATATCTTCTACAGTTGGAAATAGTACTGCATTTGACATAACATCATTAGGTAATTTTTCAAATCAATTATTTAGAATTGGAATTACAGTTTATGGTTGGACGCTCGCTGAGTATAATGATAACTTAATTCCCGGAATGTCGGCTAGTTTTGGCGCGGCTACATCTACCGATGGCGTAAACGCAACTACTTTGAGTCCAATAAATAATTATATAAATACATTAAGCGTAGTAAAAAACACAGATTGGCCTGGAGATAATAATCTACCAACACATTATGTTTATTTTAATATCGCTCAAGTATTTGAGTTACAATCGTGCGAATACATTATAGGTTTTACGCATGGAGACTACATAGTTCCTAATGGAACTAACGCTGTTATATCGTTGATTGCTAGCCCATACGGTGCAGCTCAATTTAATGTTGCTCCATCTCCACTAATAATGAAAGATCAAATAACGCAATTTCCTCAAAATAGAATTCAAGGTTTTGATATGTTGTTTGGAGATCAGCCATTGGTTTATTATTCTTCTTTTCCAACGCTAATAAATTACGGTAACGCTACTTACGATACTACAAAAAATCTGCTTTTTAGAACAGAATTAATTTCTGGATCAACATATCAAGTTGGCGCGACTGATGGCTATAATTATTTAAGCGTCGACATACCAAGTTATAACAAGTTTTTTAAATTCACTAACAATCCTCAAGACGCAAGCAATTACGATTATGTGTTTGGGCAATATCTAGGTTTAAGCGCAGACTTAAGCGCTAATAATACTTCAATTAGACAAATCCCAGACGGTCCTGGTACTAGTGTTTTAAAACTATCTTTATTAAGCAATGCAAATGGCACGCCAACACCAAGCAGTTTTACAGATTTATCAACATTAGCAACAGATTTTAAAAACGTTTATAGTAGATCAAAAAGATATGCTAGAGTTTTCGAAATAAATAGAACTACTTTGGCAAACGCAGACTCTGTAATCCCAACTAATTATGGAGATAGTTATACTATAGATTACAATATAGATAGCGAATTAAGCGAAATAGCTTTGCAGTGGAGATTGTATCACGCTGGCATAAATAATTATGAAGCTGTAAATTCAAACTTACTATGGACGGCAAGCTCTAATTCTAGTGCGCTTCAAAGCGATAGCTATTGGTTAAGTTACGGTCAATATAATATAACTGACGAAGCTGGCGGCGCTGTTCAGAAATATCCTATAGGCGTAAATTATTTAACCAAAAATTTAAGAATTTACAACGAGTCTAACAATACGTCTACTAGATTGTTATCAACAAAAACACAGTACGGTGGAACAGATACGTTTACAACGTCTAATGACTACGTTTTAAACGGTATAGATTGGGTTGAGTTAGCAAGTACTGGAGGTAACAATACTAACATTAATTCAGCTTGGAGTTTTGCCGATGGATTTGCTAATAATATTACTAACGCTTGGCAATATGCGCCTATATTTAAAGTATCTGCAAATACTACTGGACAAAGTAGAAGCGTTAAATTAGGATTATATTATGACTACGATTATCAAGTAAAAAACATTAGACTTGATAACTTCTGGACGCTATTTACTAGTGGAACACAAGAAAGTGATTACGATATAGCTGCTACTGCTGGTAGTTATGGCGCTGGATCAGGATATGTGCAGAGCGGTGCAGACGATATAATAAGTCTTCAGCCGTGGTATAATTATGACAACGAAACCGTTTACAACACTGGTGACATTAACTTAGGTTCTTTTGGAGAAATACCAGGTAATACTCTTTGGACTAGTGGCACCGACACGATACTGCTTCAATATAGTGGTAATCAAGCTTGGGACGGTAACAGCTTTGTTAAAGTAGAAGCAGATGCCTTAAAAGCTGGTCAATGCTATTCTATACAGTTTAGTTATATTCAAGAAAACGGATCGGGTAGAGGTGTTAATGTTTACGCGCTATCTTCAAGTGAAACTTCATTATCAAGCTTAGAGTATGATGATATTGCTGCTACCAATGGATATATACACAAAGATTTAAACACTCTTGTAAGCCAAAATTATCCATACATAACTACTGTTGAATTTACTTATCACAATCAAACAGATCAAGATAGAACTTTAGCTTTTTCAATTAGCAACAATTTAATATCTGATTCATCAACTAAAAAAGTACATATAACTTTAAAAAGTATTAAAATTATTAGAAGAAAAATAGAAGAAGTTGCACCTGATCAAATAATAAATATAACGCAAGAATCATAACATGCCAGACGTAACTATTACATTATCAAATATTAATGACTCTTTGTCAGTTGGAGACGTTTTATATTATACGTCTTTCAGTAATTTAGGTGGATTCAACACAACAGTAGATCCAACTTCTATTATAAAAATTGGAACTTGTAAAACTATAGGTGAAAATTTTATAGTAGTAGATCACTCAAGCGTTGTTAACATGCCGTCCGCTGGAGACTTTTTGTTTTTTAGCAAAGACAACTCTGTAAACTTAAGCTCTATTATAGGTTACTATGCTGAAGCTAAGTTTGTAAACGATTCTACAGTGCAAGGAGAGCTTTTTAGTATTAATGCTGGTATTGAGCAAAGCAGTAAATAAGTGCTCTAGAGTGTAATTATTTAAAGATAATAAAGATATGACTAAAATAAAAAATAAACACGTTGGTTCTTCGCCTATGAAGGTTCTTCAGTTTGTGCCGCTGGCCCTACAATTAGGCTCTGGTATATATAACGCAATACAAGGCGGCAGGCAAAGAAGAGACGCTAGAGAAAGAGCAGCTGGATATGAGCAGGATTTTAATAGAAGACTAAGTGAGTACGAAAGAGAAAAGTTCGTTAATCCTTATGCTAATATGCAGAATGTGTATGAAGATATGACGATTAACCAACAGGCCGCAGAGTTTGAAAGAGAACAAGTTGCTCAACAACAAGCTGACGTGCTGCAGGGTTTAAGAGCAGGCGTTACTTCTGGAGCTGGCGCAGCAGCATTAGCGACCGCAATGTCAAGACAAGGCGCTCAACAAGCTAGAGCTGCAGCTGTAGATATAGGTCAGCAAGAACAAGCAATCCAAAAAATACAAACAGCAGAAGAAGCTAGAATACAAGGTCTTCAAATTCAAGGTGATGAAATGGTTCGTCAACAAGAAAGACAAAGAAATATGATACTAGCTCAAATAGCTTCTGGTAGAGCTCAAGTAGCGAATCAAGAGGCTATGGCTGGTCAACAACAAATGATGAGTGGCATAACAAGTGGACTAGGAGCTTTGGCTCAAGGGTTTTTACCTGGCGGAGCTATTAGCGGCGCTATAGAGCAAAGACAGCAATCAATAATGGACGCTGGAAAAGCTGCTGCGGAAAGTTTACAAGCTATTGAGCCTAAGCAGGTGCGTTCTATACCCACTGGATTTGCTGGAGTACCTCAAACTTTAGGCGGCGTAACTCCTTACGGTCAAATTCCGCAAATTCCAATGAAGGGCGTGCCAATGCCTCAAATGCAACAATATGGAAATTATATAAGCGCTGACGAATTTTATAACAATAATCCTAATGGCTAAAAAACAAACAACACAACCAACAAGATTAGACGCTGGTGTAGGCGCTGGTTTTGCGTCTGCTGCTCAAGGCTTAGCCGTATCTAAATCACTGTTTGAGCAAGAAAAAGCTAAACAAGGACAGCAGATGTTTCAAGCTGTACTAGATCCTATATCGCAGTATAATAAAACAGCTCAAGAAACTACAGCTAAGTTTTTAAACGAAATGCCAGCTGACTATCAAATTGAGTTGCTACCTGATCAAATGAAAGATAGGTTTACTGAATTTGCTACAGAAACAAAGCAGTTTATTAACGATAATATAAAAGAAGCCTCAAAGTACTCTAGTAACCCTAGTAGCAAACAATACATTGAAGCAGTTAAGAACATTGAAAAAGGCAAAAATGCTTTAAAGTATAATTTTGAAGATTTAAAGTCTTACGCTAATTATAGAGCAAACTTAATACAAAGACAAAAAAACGGTGATGTATTAATACCTGATGGTGGATTTGGTTTTGGTAGAATAAACGACGTTACTAGCGAAGTTGGTTATGGTAATTTAAAATTGACGATGGACGGAACCGTTTATGATGACGGTAAAGGCGAGTCTGTTAGAGCTAGCAAAATGGCTCAAGCAAACTTTTCAGATCCAAACTTAGGCGCTAATTTAACAAAAACTTTTATATTAAACCCTTTAGAGTTAGCTAATACTAAAGACATGACAGAAGCTACGGCTAAAAATTTATTAACTCAAAATGCTAATAATATATTTAAAACTAAAAACGCTCAAAGACAAATAGCGTTCTTAGGTATAGATGGTGATCCTGACACAAGGTATATTGATTACTATATTATGGAGCAGGCTGCCGCAGGTAACCCTGAGTTTTCCGATGTACAGTACGTTGATAGAGATGGTGTTGACGGGGTATCAAAAAATGATAAAATAGCTGGTGGTTGGGGTTTAGATGAAAAAAGTCAACAAGCGTTTGACGCTCACGTTGAAAGACTTAAAAGCGATCCAAACTTAGATCTTGGAGAAGGTATAAAAAACTTTTTTGTAAACATGGGTATGGATCAATATGCTGGAGCTACACAAGACACTGCTGAGTCATTATTTAGTGATCCAAACGCCTACCTACCACTTACTACTGGTGGTAATCAATCTGCTAGAAATATACAGTACATAATTGATCAGTATAAAAAAGGTTTCGCTACAGTTGATGGACGAAATTACGCACAAGCTGACGATGGTATTTTTTATCCTAAAGGAGCTGACGGGAAGCCTATAAAAGAAACAGAAGAAGCTGTATACGATGCTGAAGGTATGCTTGGTAAACTTGGCGTTGGTTCATATATGAATGAGTTTGCCGCGCCGACGCAG